CACTGCAGGAACTCAGAGACATCATCAACGAAGAGGGTGCAGTGAAGCTTGTTAAAAACGGCAATGGAATAGAGAGCCTCCAGGAGCATCCGGCACAGAAGTCATACAACGCGATGATAAAGAACTACAACTCGACAATCAAGACAATCACAGACATGGTAGATCTTGATGCAGAGGCCGCTGATGAGCTTGAAGCATTCATGAGGAGCGGAAGAAGATGACTTACCTTGAACAGTACTTCGGAGCTATTTACGATGGGCGCATTACCGCATGCCATCGCATGAAGCAGGTCTCCGAGATACTGCTCGAAGGACTTGTTTCTCCCGGAGAATTTCACTTTAACGAGGAACTAGCAAATAGACCGATAGAATTCATTGAACGGTTTTGTAAGGTTCCTGCGGGTGACCTGGGCGCACCGCTCAAGCTAGAACTCTTTCAGAAGGCTAGACTCCAAGCGATATTCGGATTCGTAGATGATGATGACATCAGACAGTACAACGAAGTCATGATAGTCGAAGGACGAAAGAACGGAAAGACCACAGAGACAGCAGCCGTGGAACTTGTCATGCTTATGGCTGATGGCGAAGGTGCTCCTGAAATCTACAATGTGGCAACAAAACTGGATCAGGCAAAGAAAGGCTTCGTAGCTGCTGATAATATGCGAAAACAGTCGGAGCTTCTCAAGAAACACATAAGGAAAAGAGCATCCGACCTATACTGTCCGCTCAACATGGGAATTATAAAAGCACTCGCCAGCAATACGAACACATTAGACTCGCTTGATGTTTCATGTGGAGTGATAGACGAGTTAGCCGCTATCAAAAACAGAGATTTATACGACCTTATAAAGCAGGCTATGGGTGCCAGAAGGCAGCCGCTTCTGTTCACGATAAGCACAAACGGATTCGTAAGAGACGGCATATTCGATGCGCAGTACGAATACGCGACAAACATCATAGATGGCAAGGCTGTAAACAAGAGGTTTCTGCCATTCATATATGAATTGGATGACAAGTCAGAATGGGACAAGGAAGAATGCTGGATAAAGGCAAATCCGGGCCTCGGCACGATCAAGTCAAAAGAATACCTACGTGAGATGGTACAGAAGGCCAAGGATGATCCGTCTTTTAAACCGACGGTACTAGTCAAGGATTTCAATCTTAAACAGACAGGAGCCGCTTCCTGGCTTCGCTGGGAGGATTTTGACAGTAACGAACAGATTCCGGATTATCCGTTTAAGTATTGCATAGGAGGATTTGACGCCGCCGATTCTGTGGACCTGAATGCAGCGAAAGCGATATGCATGCGTCCGGGTGATCCGCGTATGTACGTCAAACAGATGTACTGGCTGCCGCAGCACGTCCTGGATGATTTTGCCAACAATGGGCGCAGGCAGGGACGTGATAACGTGCCGTACGAATTGTGGAAGGAAAGAGGCCTGCTGCGTACTGTGGATACCCCCAAAGTAGACAAGCACGTGATCCTTGACTGGTTCAGGGATATACAGAATACGGACGATATATATGTCTTATATATCGGATACGATCCCTGGCATGTCGATGATTCTCTTCTTAGAGATTTTAAGGCAGAATTCGGCGAGAGAAGCATGATACCAATAACACAGGGTACAAAGACGCTGTCACAGCCTATGAAAGACCTTAAGGCGGATATGCAGGCAAAACTGCTTGTATATAACGGAAACCCGATCGACAAGTGGTGCTTCAGCAACACTGCGATAAAGTCGGACGTGAATGCAAATATTCAGCCTGTTAAGCTGCAGGATACGCGTAAACGTATTGACGGCACGCTGGCGCTGCTTGACGCGTATGTGGTTTTGCAAAATAAACGCGACGAATATATGTCGCTCATATAGATATTTGCTATGGAGGAATGAAATGTCGATATTTGACAAAGCTCTAAGCAGATTGCCGACGAACCAGAATAAGGCAAAGCCGACTGGGGGCGGGGTGCGGATGATCACATCGCACAGGGAATATTATTACAAGTATGACGGCAATCTCTATAAATCAGATATTGTCCGGGCGTGCATAAGACCGAAGATCAAGGCCATCGGTAAACTTGAGCCGAGGCACATCAGATATGACAAGGATAACAATCTGCAGGTCAATCCGGTGCCGTATATCAAGGAACTGCTGGCAAGACCGAATCCACTTATGACCGGGCAGATGTGGCGCGAGAAAATGGCGACGAGACTCGCCCTTACGAATAACGCGTTTTCACTCATCATGCGCGATGAATTCGGAAAGGCCTGCGGGCTGTATCCTATTCCGTGTGTTATGGCTGAGGCCGTATGGGATAACAACATCCTGTACATTCGTTTCACACTGGAAACGACAGGAAACATCCTGACGGTACCGTATTCCGATCTGATCCATCTCAGAAACGATTATTCTGAGAATCAGGTGTTTGGATCCGATCCGGCGCCGGCGCTGATCCCGCTGATGGAATGCGTTACAACTATTGACCAGGGAGTAGTTAAAGCCGTAAGGAATTCCGGGCTTGTAAGATGGCTACTGAAATTCGGATCCGCGATGCGGCCGGAGGACATCAAGCGCAACACTAAGGAATTCGTAGATAATTATTTAAGCTATGAGTCGGACAGTTTCGGGGCCGCCGGTATCGATCAGAAGGTCGATGCTACGCAGATAGAGCCAAAGGACTATGTACCTAACGCAGCCGTTACTGACCGAATCACTGATAGACTGTATTCATTTTTCAATACCAACAAAAATATAGTGCAGTCCGCCTGGAGTGAAAACCAGTGGAATGCCTATTATGAGGCAGAGATCGAGCCGGTGGCTATTCAGCTTGGTGCTGAGTTATCGGCGAAGCTGTTCAGCAAGAAAGAGCTGTCATACGGAAATGAGATCGTATTTGAGGCTACAAACCTCCAGTGTGCATCACTGCAGACGAAGCTCAACTTCGTACAGTTCTTCGATCGTGGAATTATGAATGCAAACGAGATACGTAAAGTATTCTCACTCGCGCCTATCGAAACTGGCGACACATATTATGTGCGCAAGGATACCGGCGCTATTTCTACGAAGGGAGGTGAGGAATGATGGCGAATTATAAAATCGATATCAAAGGCGTTATTTGCCCCAACAGTTATGCCTGGTGGTATGACTGGATCGGTGAAGACTACACATGCCCTTCGGCGGTGTCTTCAGTTCTTGACGTTGCGTCAGAGCTGGACAATGTAGATGTTTACATCAATTCTGGCGGGGGTGAGATTGCGTCCGGTTCTGATATTTACACCGCTCTTAAGTCAAGTAAAGCGAATGTAAATATCCACATCACCGGACAAGCCTGTTCTGCTGCGTCTGTAATCGCGATGGCCGGACACTCAGAAATGAGTCCGACGGCCCTCATGATGGTTCATTGTGTTTCAACGTGCGCACAGGGAAACCACAGTGACATGGAAAAGACAGCTGCGGTACTCGCTACAGCCGACAATGCACTCGCATCAGCATATGCGTTAAAAGCAGGAATGTCCCTTGATGAAGCACTTGAGATGATGGAAGCAGAAACATGGCTGACTGCCTCAAGAGCGAAAGAACTTGGGCTGATCGATGCGATCATGTTCGAAGAAGCCGAGACCGATGCACTCGTAGCTGCTAACGGATTCAGACTTCCGTCAGAGGCGCAGATGAATCAGGCAAGAGCTATGATCGAAGCGCAGAAGGAAGAAAACAGATTAAAAGAAGAGCGCCTGGCTAGTGTAAGAGCTGCGGCGCTTAATTTATTGGAAGGAGATACGCAATGACTCTGAATGATTACAAAGAGCAGAGACTAGCACTCGCAGACGAACTGCAGAATATGCTTGAGTCAGATGACGCGGATGCTATCGAAGCTAAAACAAATCAGATCAAAGAACTGGATGCGAGCTGGGAAGCACTCAGCGAAGCACAGGCAAATGCAAGAGCAATGATCGACAATAAAGAGATTATTAATATGGTAAACGTAGCTACACAGCCGGTTGTACAGATCGCTGAGGCTGTAGCCGTTGAAAAAATGGGAGGATCAGAAATGACAAAAGCAGAAGCTATTAAGTCCAAGGCTTATGAAAATGCCTGGGCAAAATACATGATGGACGTAAAAGCTTTCACAGAGGATGAAAGCAAAGCATTTGAAATGGTTAACGATGCTTATACACACACTACCGGAAACACTGCAGTAGTTATTCCGGAAACAATTGCAGCTAACATCTGGGCAGAAGTTGCAGCAGCTCATCCGCTGTGGGCAGACGTTGCAAAAACCTACGTTAAAGGCGCATATACAGTAATTAAAAAAGTATCCAGCACAGCTGCTGCATGGTACGCAGAGAGCACTGCTACCGATGACGGTACAGAGACTCTTACAAAGGTTGAGCTTAACGGCTGCGAACTCGCAAGAGCGATCACAATCAGCTGGAAGCTTAAAGAGATGGCTATCGCAGACTTCCTTGTATATATCCAGTCTCAGATGGCAGAGGCTATGGGCGCAGCTCTCAGCTATGGCGTAGCGCACGGCGCTGGCGTTGTTTCCGGTAACCCGTCTGAGCCGAAAGGTATTATTACAGCTCTTAATGCAGAATCCAACACACCGCAGGTTATCACATATACAGCTAACGACGGCATCGTATACGCAAACCTGACTGCAGCAAGAGCAAAAGTAAAGAGCGGATACACACCGGCAGTATATGCAAATGCATCAACGATCTGGAATAAGCTCGCAAACGTAGTAGATTCAACAGGAAGACCGCTGTTCGTACCGGATGCAACAGCAGGTGGTGTATACCGTATCCTTGGCTGCATCGTTAAAGAAGAGGCAGGCCTGAACGATGGCGAGGTACTGTTTGCTGACGCAGCTAAAGGCTATATCGCAAACGTTAACAAGGATATCACTGTGAGCACAGAGGATCATGTTAAAGCTAGAACAACAGACTACTGTGGTTATGCTATTGTTGACGGAGCTCCGGTATTTAACGGCGCATTCGCACTCCTGAAACAGGGGGAATAATTGGCCTCATGGCATCTGAGGCCGACCAGGATGGGGTATCGCTTATGAGCATGAGCGAGGATCCAGCCGATGATAACATCATCTATGACGAAACCTACACCGTGACGGAGCTTAAGGCCGCCGCAAGGGGAGCCGGTATTACCGGATATTCATCAATGACAAAGGCTGAGCTTATCGCTGCGCTTAATGCATGAGTGTAGGAGGTGTTTATAGCATGATAGATGCCGCTTTGATCGCGGATCTTATGAAAGCTGTTAGAGCGACTTCTGACGTCGCAAAGGCTGAGGTGGATGATCTGGCCAATGCCGCGCTGCTCGATATGAACATGCGCGGCGTATATCCGGTAGAGCTTGATGGCCTGGTAAAACAGGCCATCAAACTGTATTGCAAAAGCAATTACGGATATGATAAAGATACTGACCGGTTTCAGAAAGCCTATGAAGCTCTTGTAGCTAGCATGGCCCTTAGCGGGGACTACGTAGGAGGCTGATGCTATGTTTTGTGAAGAAGCGACACTCCTATGTGTTTCCATCGGGAAAGATGTTCATGGGTTCCCGGTAGAAACACAGACAGAGCATAAGGTCTATATCAGGGAGAAGTCTGTATCGAGATCAGAATTTTACGCAGCACTGCGGGAGAATATCCGGGTAAGGATCGCATTTGAAATGAGGATCGAAGACTGGCAGGACTCCGCAAGCGTCATCAATGGTACAGCCGTATACCCTACAAAGGTAATTTATGAGGGTGCCGAGTACGGCATCCTTCGAACTTACAAAGCAGATAAATCACTGATCGAGATAATATGCACTTAAAGAAAGGAGGTCATAATGTTCATCAATAACAAGATCGAAAGTGCTCTTTCCGATATTACCGGCGGGCATATATGGCCTTCTGTATGCCCGCTTGAGGATACTCCGAAGAAGTATATCGTATACAATCCGGAATACGACTCCATGCGTGATTTCGGGGACAGTGCAGCGCACGCATGCGTGCATTACATGCAGATCCATTGGTTCGCCTATGGCGGTAAAAAAGCAGTGAACTATGTACAGGCACGAAGTGATATAAGGCGTGAGCTTATCGCAGCAGGGTTTATCGTTACAAGCATCGACTACATATACGAACAGACTTCCGGATATACGCATCTGATCTTTTCGGCATACATCGAGGAGGATGATTTTAATGGCTAACATCTCGGTAGAATGGCCGGAAGAATTCGTAAAGTCTATAGAAGAGCTGTCTAAGAAAGAACAGGTAGTAGAGAAAGCTAAGAAGATCTTAGACGGTAATTCGGAACAAGTCAGGGCAGCAATAGCCAGTAGGTGCCTGGTTGATACCGGGCAGATGCGTGATAGTATTACGGCGACAGCAGCAAAGGAAAATACATGGGGAGTATATTCCATTGTGCGTCCGGTCGGAGACGATAGCAGAGGCATAAGCAATGCAACAAAATTCGCCGTAATGGAATTCGGAGCGAACGGCAGAGCGGCCCATCCGGTAAGACAGGCAGTAGTCAGTATGTTTGAAGACAAAATAGCTAAACAAGCCGAAGATGAATTATTCGGCAAATTATAGGAGGAAAAATAAATGGCAGATAAAGGCTTAATGTACGTATGTGCAGGAAAATTTAATGAAGCTCAGAATGGAACTATTACTTATACTGAAGGACTGTATTTCGGTCCGTCCAGCACTCTTACTGGATCCGTAAATAAAACAGATGCCTCTGACTATGGCGATTCCCGTCTGGTTGAGAAGTCTTCTGAAGTTACATCCGTATCCCTTTCCTGGGAACTGAATGAGAACAGAGATGACATTTATGTATACCTTATGGGCCATACAAAAGCGGACGACGGCACGATCACTTTCTCCGGAAATGACAGCGCGCCGTTTGTAGGCCTGGGTGTTATCGGTGAGTCAGAAGTATCTGACGCGACAAATGCAAGTAATAAGTACCTTGCGATCTTTTATAAAAAGTGTCAGTTCTCTGAGCCGGATACATCTCACACTACAAAAACTGATACCGTATCTTTTGGTCATACAACACTTTCTGGATCAGCATTCCTTCTTGGAGATGGAACTTACAAAGAGACAAAGAGATTCTCTACGCTTGCAACTGCTGAAACCTGGATCCATGGCAAATGTGGCCTGAGCGAATAAGCTGATTATTAATTGTACGGGGTGAAGAGATGAGTGATTTAAAGCCTACAGGAATTGAAGTCGAGTTACATGGAGAGCAGCGTAAACTTTTGTTTACACTTAACGCTATCGATACTGTACAGACTGAATACGACAGCACCATGATAGAGGTGCTGCAGAAGATGATGCAGCCAGACCAGGAAGGTCTGGCTGCATTCAGGTTTGTGTTGTGGTCCCTTCTTCAGGATGAATATGAACGAGAAGCGTTTTTTAATCCGGATAAGAAGCTAAGAAAATACACACTTGAGCAGGCAGGATGGCTTGCAAGTGTAGAGACCGCGGTGGATCTTAAATTTAAGATACTGGAAGCATATCAGATCAGTGTTCCGAAACCTGATGAGGATGCAGACCCAAACGCGGAGAGCGAGCCGAACAGCTGAATGTGGCTCGCATGATTTATATAGGGAACATGAAGCTTGGCTATACAGAAGCAGAGCTTTTTAGAATGACGCCGAGGAAGTTTTTTCTGATCTACGATCAGTTTATGGAACTAAACGGCATGAAGAAGAATAAGGCCCGGGGCATAGACGCTATGCCTTAATCGGGCGGATCATTTGGCCGTGTTTTACTGGGTTCGTGGGTTCGAATCCCACGCACGGCCTTTTTTTATTATATAAACCGGAGGTTTGTTATGGCGAAAAAAGTAGGACTTGTGCTTGCGCTAGATGGTGAAAAAGAATTTACGCAAGGCCTGTCTAATGCAAATAAAGAAATAACTGAAAATAAAAAAGCCTTAAAAGACCTGTCAGTAGAGTATAAAGGTAATGCTAACAGCCTCGAAGCATTGGTAAGTAAGCAGAATCTTCTTACGCAGCAGCAGGCCGCATACGCCAGCAAACTCGAAGCAGCAAATAAGGGACTCGCTAATGCGCGTAATGCGTTTAAGGATCAGCAGAAGGCTGTCACTGATCTTCGTACAAAGATCCAGGAACTGCAGTCAACACAGGAAAAACTGTCTAAGTCTGGCGATACGACATCAGATCAGTATAAAGAGAATGCGGCTGAACTTGCTAGATATAATGAGGCACTCGATAAGCAGACTCAGAATATGCTTACCGCTGATAAACGCGTAGAAGCCTGGAAGAAAAAAGTTGAGCAGGCCGATACCGCGCTTAAGAAGACTGATAATGAGCTCAAGAAAAATGAGCAGTACATGAATGAGGCAAACCAGTCTGCAGATAAGTGCGCAAAGTCTATCGACGAGATGGGCAACGAGGTTAAACAGCTTGGTACGGAGATGGATCAGGCTAATGGCCAGACATCAAGATTCTCAGATATATTAAAAGGTAACCTGACAAGCGAAGCTATCACAGCCGGTCTGAAACAGATCGGATCCGCTGCTCTTGAAGCCGCAAAGGCAGCCGTAGAGACAGGATCACAGTTTGAAGCATCAATGTCTAAGGTTGCTGCGCTTTCTGGCGCGTCAGGCGCAGAA